TGATACCATAACCACATATGGTTAATTTTTTGCCTCCAATGCTCTAAGATGCTCAGGATCTACCGGCCATAGGTAACCAATTCGTCTTAAGTTAGACGCAAGCATTTCTAAAACATCACACGCGAATTTTATATTCGGGATGCCTTTAACAAAGGCCTCGTTGTCAAAGCAGTTAACTTTAACCGTATATGTATTACCTTCTTTGGAAATATAGAAATCATCTACGGTAGATATGCTATATTCATCACTAACACCATGCCATTTGCCATCACGCTCAAGGATAGTGTTTAAGTCTTCTAGTGATAATTTTCTTAAGGAACCTATCTCATATAAGCTCATTTTTTTATTACCTCAATTAAATCAGCTGGATTGGGCACGTAGTATTGAAACCCCCCGCCTGGTTGTCCATACTTTGGAGCGGCTTTACTTTTAAGTACTTCCGTTCCCTTAGGGATAATCCACTCTATTACATCTTGAGGAGCACGGCTTAAAGCTAAATCAGCTTGAGGATTATCAGTTAATTTATCTGTAAGAAAATGAGACCTAGGAGAGTTTCCACCTTTTGTATAATAACGAATCCCTATTTCATCTGCTTTAAGCACTTCTACTTTCGAGCCTTTAAAAAAAGAATTAATCCAGTCCACTCTAGTTTCTTTACTAAAATCGACTTTGTATTTTCTAATGAATCTCATAGTTTCTGCTATTTCGTCAGAAGACTTTTCCCATAATAGTTTATAGGCGGAGCTAAAGGCGGGCTGAACGGTCGATTTTACGGTATGATAACCGTCAGTAAAGATGCTAGTTTCGTGAGCTATAGTGCTAAGAGCTTTAATAGCTTTTAGAGGCTTATCACCAAAGCCTAGCGTTGCAGCACCTACAATAGCTAGGCCTCGTTCAAAAGCAGTTAACTCCTCACCTGTGATAGCGTTTTTACCTGTTACAGCTTCAATGATATCCCTACCTTCGCTAACGATAGGTACAAGGGCTGTACCCTTATCAAACGTATCTATAAATATTCTAGCGATTTTGTTATAAATACGAGAATAATCAGTATGGCCATCGTCGTCGTAACCTGTCCTGTAATCGTCTGGTATCTCATCATTTGCATACTCAGCATGTGTCAGAGCCGTATCAGCTATCTCTAACATGTTATCTAAATCCGGTTGTTTACCTTTAACGGTATTCAACCTTTGACGCTGTTCTTGGGTATCTTCAGAGCAAACCTTTTTCCAATAGTGCGGCGCAGCTTTAGCTCTATAGATTTTTCCAGACTCTAATTTTTCTTCTTTTTTATTTCCTCTATCTCGTTTAGATTTATCGCTCCTTTGTTGTTGAGGAGGGTTGTGCTGCCCTCCTCGGCCTTGTGATGATTCACAATCACCACATTTTGTCATGTCTAAGCTTGCAAAGAGCAAGTTGGGTAAAAGAGCTAAAAAAATCGCTAAAAATCTCATTTACGTCTCCATACATCTGGATAATGTGCTGTGTAATACATAAAACCACCTATTGAAAAAGGTCTCAAGTTACTACACGTCTATTAAATTATCTATATAAATGATCAAAAAATAAGCATGTGATATTGGGTAATTACAAAATAGTTACAAAAAGGGCTAAAGCTTATTCAAAAAGCTCCGATAAGTAATATGTAACAAGGGAGGGCAAAACCATGGAACTTAAAGAACCAACTTTCACTAAACAAGACATAGTAAAAATGTGCGAATCACAAGTAAAAGAAATGAAGATAAAATTAGGTCAAATTCATAGATGTTTGAAAAATAGTGAAGATTTTGAAGGTATGGCTAACGATGCAAGAAAAGTAGAGCTGATAATGGCAGACTTCGCTATCAGGCTAAAGCTCTTAGAAGAATACATGGAAGAAAGACAGTAAAAGAGTAATTAGGAGGGCAAAACCATGAGACTTTTAAAATACACACTAGCCATAGCTAGCATTTTAACCATAAGCGTCGTTTTATATGCACATTTCACTTATGCGGTTCAACCTGGACATCCTTTAATGTGCCAATACAAGCTGCCTGAACAAGATGGATGGAAGATACAAGATACAGCGTTTGTCTATGAGGGTCAGGTAGATAGAAGCACTATGTTAACCGATCATGAAAGTGGAGAATGTGCAGTCTATGAAGCGCGTTGGGATTGGCAAAGCTTCTGTATAGATCCAACTGTGATTGTAATGTGGAACGCAAACGAGGCTCTTAAAAGCGCTTGTATACATCAGGAAAGCGTCCAGAACGTAGTGTCAGCAAAAGATAAAGAGCATAAGGAGTTCTATGAGAACTATAAGCCAAACGATACCTTAACTCTAAGTAAAATACTGGTCTCTTTCTAAGGTTTAAAAACGGAGGGCAAAACCATGAGAAGCTTTATATATATCATAACAATAATAGCTTTAGCGGCGTGCGGTCAAAAACATAAAGGTGATACATCGAATGCAACTGTATCTAATGATGCTCTAACTGGTACTTGGAAGTCAGCTTGTTCAGATGATTCAACTATGACCTTTGTCTTCAACAATGGTTCTGTAACAGCGACCATTAACGCCTATAGCGATGCTGACTGTAAAGACTTGGTTATGACCGTTGAAGCAGCAGGGACCTATACCTTATCAGGCAATAGTATCGACTACACTTATCAATCAGTAACAGCCACTATAGTGGACCAGACCACCGTAGACGAGTGCAATACGGAGAAGTGCTACAACATTACGAACTGGACTATAAATCAGGGTAGGGACGTTGCAGGATTGCCCTCCTCAGCAGCCGATCCTACCCTGACCCCCGCAAGGGGTGGTAAACTGTACCAAATCTTTAAGGTTACCGGAAATAGCCTGCAGTTTGGGGACAATACAGCCAAAGGGTTTGAAGGTGATAGCCCAGACACTAGGCCTACTCAATACGAATCAACTTTGTTTATAAAAAACTAAAGCTTTTCCCCATTATACCGATAAGGGTATAGGAGGGCAATTTTATGAAAATACATGAAATACAAAGGTGGGTAGACTTAATAAAATCATCCGGTGGGCATATGCCGCTTGATTCAGATGTAGTCTTAGAAATCATACAAAGGCTTTTAAATATAGCTAGAGCCACAGATAACATAATACACACCGATAATCAAAGGGATGAAACGTACCATATCTGCCAGGCTATAAAGATGATTTCAGACTTAGATAAGATAGACCTTGGTGGCGAGGCGGATACACACGAAGAAACCGTTATAAAGAGGGTTGTATGAGAAGAATAAAGAAGAAGCGTTTAACTAAAAGCGAAAGATTTTGGAAAGAAATAGAAGAGCAAATAGCTCTTATGCGTAGGATTACTAAGACTTCCTTCTCTAAGCATCGTTACAGGCCCGGTTCACATTCATCTAGTTTAAATAAAGAACTCCCTCTATATAAATCAAAATGACACCTTAAGCCTTGAGAATCACTAAAAAATAAGCTAAATAACTAATGGCCAGTAGGTATCCTAGGTACCGACGACTGGCCACCATTTTATTCTCCTCAAGGTATTGCATGGCAAAGAAAAAGAAAGAACCTGAAAAGCCTTCCGCAAAACCACCGGATTATGTATTCGGTCGTCCTAGTCTTTACCGTCCTGAATATTGCGAAATGCTTGTAAAGCATATGGCTTCAGGTCTTAGTTTTGACACTTTTGCTGCAGTCATAGATGTGAACCTAGATACCTTATACGAGTGGGCAAAAGTACACCCCGCCTTTTCCGAAGCCAAAAAAACCGCTTTTCTAAAAAACCTCCATTTCTGGGAGATGCAAGGCATGAAAGGTATGTGGGAAGATGCCGATGGACCTAAAATAAATCCCACAATTTGGATCTTCAATATGAAGAACCGCCATAGGTGGCGAGACAAGCATGATATTGAAGTAAAGACAGATGACACCCAATTAGCAGAAAAAGAAAAAATTAAAAGAATGTCCGATTCTGAGCTTAAAGAATATATCAAACAAAGTTTGAAGGAAGATAAATGAAGTTGTTCCATTCTCTCATAGCTAAACTCTTTGGTAAAAACCTACAATCTACACCTAAAGATGTTATCGTAGATCAAATGAATGAGCCTAGGCCTTTGCCTATGGGCCGTAAAGAGTTTGAAGAATGGTCTGAAAGAATTATAGCAGGAGCTATGGTTCCTTGTGCAGAAGAACATAAGGAAAAACTTAAAGATAGCCAACTTTTCGTTCTTTGCGGCAGCATTCTGCATGTATCCCCTACTGAATCACATAAGCCTGACGCATATTTTATCCATACTCTGCGTAAATCTGCAGCCAATGAAGTAGCTCATCAGATAGGATTAGAACTCAACGCAAAGAAAAAAGAACGAGAAGCGAAAGAAAAAGAAAATGATGCGGTCCTTAACTGAATATCATTACGAAGAACATCTCCCCTGTGAAAGCGAAAGCATGAAGGAATGCGAAAGACGGGCGGTTGAAACTTTAGCCCGTGTTGAGAAGATGAAGTGGAACGCATTACTTCAAGGCTACGATATTAAGTTTAATCCCCGCTATTATATAGATGATGCTCAGAAGCATTTTAAAGAGCCTGAAAGAAGGGAAAAAGAAGGCATTCCTAAACTTAAATTTAGTTATCTCAAAACCCTTATCAAAAAGATTACAAATGGGTGAAAGTCACTAAACAGGAATTTAAGAAGCTGCAGCAATATTGGTATAAGAGACTTGAGCAAGAAGGATTTAAAGACATTGAGAAAGCACAAGAAATAGCTCATGAACAGAATTTTCTAAAAGAGTATCAGTCTTTAAATTCCATATATAGACATACAAAAGAAGATTATTTTCGGCTTCTTAATCAAGCTATTCACGATGAAAATACCCAGTTCAGAAATCACATAGACAAATATATTTTAACCAGGTATGCAGAAGGGGCGAGAATAAAAACAATCGTTCAAGAATTATTAAACCTTGGCATGAGCCGTGATAGATATTCCGTGCGAATCATTATAAGAAAGTATGAAATGGCTTGGAATATTAAAACCTACACAAGAAAGCAATTGCATTTGAAAGATGTGGAGAAATGAACATAGAAAATCCTACATACTCTATCATATCTTTCAAGGGATCTGAGCTACCAGAAAAATACACATCGCTTATCTTCTCTCGATGGCTTAGAAGCCTAAGATATGGCAACACGCTATTTAAACGAATTACGCCAAATGATTATTATAAGACCTATCATCAATTTATAGAAAACCTTCTCAAGAAACCTGGCTGTATTATCAGATTGGCTGTATTATCAGATGATCATGATGTAGTATTAGGCTTCTCAGTAAGTAGAGAAGATGTTTTGGACTATGTGCATGTGCAAGCTGATTATAGGAAGATAGGCATAGCTAAAAAGTTAATTCCAGAAGGGGTTACAACCTTTAGCCATATAACCACTACAGCTTTAAACATATGGCAACCTAAGTACAAGCACATTAAATTTAATCCTTTTGCGTGAGTATAAGATGATAAAAATTAAATTTGCCGAACTTCATAACCCACTTTTCTTTTCTAGAAGGAATTGGGGGACTAAATTAGATCCAGGCCAGAATAACATGAAGGGTCTAGATCTTAAATACGATCGCGAGAATCAAGAACTGCATCTAAAATGGGAGGGTGAGGAAGCTATTATTCCTTCCAGCAATGTAGCTACGATGTGGCTTGGCAAAGTTGAGCATAAAGAAGAACCTATATCTCACCCACAATTAGGGAGCATAGGATCTGCGCAGGTAGAAACACCTTATGGCCATGTACATGCGGGACCTGGAAAAGGAAAGACTGGTAAATGATATCAGAACTTTCCTTCCTCATAGACCTCTTCATGAATCATAAGCTTCCCAGGGCTACTAAGGAGCTTATTGCTCAAAGGATAAAAGAAGTGGAAGAAAGATTAGTGGTCCATCCAGCATCTAAACCTGTGACATATTCAACTCCGGCTATTCATAAGCCTAATGAAATACCTCAGCCAGAAGTGATTGCCCATACACCCGCAGCGGCAGCGGCCATAGCTCATCGAGAAGCGATTATGTCTGGAAAGAGGCCTGATACTGTACAAACAGGCAAAGATACTTTAGGTCCTAAGAAATGGTAATATGAACAAACGCCAGATGTATGAAGAATATGCGGAAAGAATACTGCAAAAGAAATCGATACCGAATATTTTAGAAAATGCATTCTCTCATCAAATTAATTTTATTAAAGATCCTTCTAAACAAAAGGTTCTTTTTTGTACTAGGCGTTCCGCTAAGTCTTTTACTGCCGGACTTTATCTTGTATATGAAGCTTTACATAACCCTGGTGTTAATTGCCTATTCATAGGGCTTACTAGAGCTTCTGCTAAAGCAATTATCTGGAAAGATATCCTTAATATCATAGATACCAAGTATCAGCTTAAAACGAGCTCTAATCAGACAGATTTAACTATGACCTTTCCCAATCGGTCGGTCATTGCTGTTACAGGTGTGGACGCAGATGAAAAGGAGATGCATAAGCTTTTAGGTAGAAAATATCGTTTAGTTTGCATTGATGAAGCATCCATGTATACGATAGATCTTACCAACTTAGTCTATGGAATATTAGGACCTGCTATGGTTGATCCGAACGCTGATGGTCAATCAGGGACTATATGTTTAATGGGGACTGCGTCAGATTTTCCTCGTGGTCTTTTCTATGACGTTACTATAGGCAAAGAAAAAGGCTGGAAGCTATTTGAATGGACCGCTCATGATAATCCTTATGTTTCTAAGCAATGGTCGCAGGCTTTAGATAAGATAAGGATAGAGCGTCCAGAATATATGGAGACACCGCAGTATAAGCAATGGTATCTCAACCGCTGGGTTATAGATGAAGAAAAGCTGGTATATCGTTTCAGCATGCAAAAGAACCTTATTAAAGCCATCCCAATTCTACCCCATGCTTATTGGACATTTGTACTTGGCGTCGATACCGGTTGGGAGGATGACACCGCTTTCGTGCTTACTGCATATCATGTTAATGATCCTTATCTTTATGTGCTTCGAGTATTCAAGCAAAAGAAAATGACGTTTGATGATGTAATCATAAAGATTGGGGAGTTTACAAAAGATTCTACCTGGGCTCCGCATAAGATCGTCATAGATGGCGCAAATAAACAAGGCGTTGAATCTATGCGTCAACGCTCTTCTATTCCTTTCGAATACGCAGATAAGCAGGATAAGGTTACCTTTATTGAGCTTTGCAATTCCGATTTGATCCAAGGCAAGATTAAGATTCTGGACATAGCTGAGAATAGACCGCTATGGGAGGAAATGTCCGCTCTTGTTTGGGAATCGGATGGAGAAAAGATCAAGTATCCAAAAAAAGAGCATAAGGCTTTGCCAAATCATGCCACGGACGCGTTTCTCTATTCATGGCGTTGTGGCTATCACTACGCATCGCAATCGGCACCTAAGAAGATCGCCAAATATTCCAAGGACTGGTATCAGGATCAGGCAGATAACATTTGGGATAGAGAAAGAGAATTCTTGGAAAGCAAATCAGACTGGCCAGAAGAAGGATCTCTTGGTGACTTGGGATAATAGCTCTTTATAAAATAGGGTAACTAAATAAGGAGAAATTACCATGTCTTTGGAATCAGTCACCGCCATTATTTTGTTGGTTGTTACGTTTACCCTTATTTTCTATGACATATACGCTAAAATTAAAGTAAAGGATGGTACAGCTACCATAAGTTGGGTGATTTTAACTGCTGCCAAATCTTATCCTATCCTTGCCTTTGCGGCAGGCCTTCTTTGTGGACATTTGTTCTGGCAGAATTGTAATGTTCCTTAGTGTAATGAGGCAGGTCGCGACTCCTGCTTGATGACCGTCTATATCATCCGTGCCTTTCCTGAATCCTACTGGCGTTAAAGTGGATGAAAAAATCATCAACACTTTTAGTCCATCACTGCGTGTCTCCAGAGATCTCAACGCTAGGCCTTATTGCATGCCTATATATACGGTCTCAGCTTCCCACGCCGCTCATTACAACCTACTTATAATTTATAAATTTCAAAAAACTACCCATTTCTATCAAATATGAAGTCTTTTTATTCAAAAAAGGATGAAAAATGATCCCTTTCCTCAAAGATCGACATGAAGGTGGCATATCAGCCCCTGTAGAAGTGACCATCAAAAGAACACACGATGAAGATCCAGACTTTGGCATGTTAGACGCCATTGTGGAAGATATGATTGAAGCTATTCACAGTAAAAATAAGAAATTACTCAAAGGTGCTTTGGAAGCATTGGTTGAGCATATGCAAGAGCAAGATGAAATCCAAGACGCAGAAGAAATGCAATAATAAACTTTTAGGAGATAATCATGACTAATGCATTACAAGTTAACCAAAGCACTGTGGTTGGCGGTACAGGTACTCAATCTTTTACAGTTACTACAGCCGGACTTTACACACTTTCTTTTAAGTCATCTCTTCCTTATCAACCAGCTGGTAGCCCAGCTCCCTCTGCTAACCCAACGCAGAATATACAAACTGTGACCACAGTTGCTGATAGCGGTGGTAGTTTAAATAGCACATGGTTCAAATTTTATAGTGCTACAGACCTTCAAGGTTTTTATGTTTGGTATAACATCAACAGTGCTGGCGTTGATCCAGCTCCAGCTGGTTTAACTGGTATTGCAGTAACTGGAGCAACAGGAGCATCAGCAAACACTTTAGCCACAGCGACCAGGACTGCTATCGCTGCAAATACAGCTGCAGCTAGTTATGTAACAGTTAGTGGTGCTACAAATGCTATTATCTTAACCAATACTCAATATGGCGCGTGCACTGCTGCAGCCGATGGTACTGCAGCTACAGGTTTTGGTTTCTCCACAGGCACAGCTGGTTCTTTCGGTACTCCTGCTACGTCAGGTCTTACCATTACTCTCAAACAAAACAGCACAGTCCTTGGACGCTACGGTTTCCCCACACCGACACAACCAATTATGGGCGGTTATGCTTCATTTAATGCTTCTGCAAGCGACGTCATTTCTGTTGTTATCAGTTCATTATCAACAGCCGATGCATCTCTTAATGCAGTTAAAACTATCGTGAATTTATTCCAAGGGGCAGGGCAATAATATGAGCAATTTAGCGATAGCCTATGCAATGAAGAAAAAATCTAAGAAGATGGCAGAAGGCGGCCATGTGCATACGGACGAATGCTATGCACATGGTGGGTGTACCTATATGGCTAAGGGTGGTGATGTAGAAAGAGACCCTAATGTCAAAGGGGTTCATCAAGTTAGTATGATAATGAACGAAGGGCCAGGAGATTCGAGGGCCGGCGATTTTGCCAGAAGCGGCTACAAGCATAAAAGACCAGATGAAGTTGGTGTCGCTAAAGAAGAGCATAGAAAAGTTCTGGATGAAATGAAATCTATGCCTAAGCGTGATCTTCACGGCAAAGGCTATGCTGAAGGAGGAGAAGTGGACGATGATCACGATATGGTTTCTCGTATCATGAAGAATCGCTACTCCGAAGGCGGTCAAGTAGCTAATGACGATATGCCTGTAGCAGATTCTGAAGAGAACCAGTTTGACGACATGCCTAAAGACGATGACATGGAGTTTTGCTACACAGGAGCTAACTCAGGTGATGAAGTAGGCGACGAGCAAGAAGATGAAGATGAGCATGATATGGTTTCTCGCATTATGAAGTCTCGTCTCAAAAAGGATAGAATGCCTCATCCAGCATAAGGGAATGCATGTTTAAGGAACTTAAAGAGTTAGAAAAGTTTTTTAAGCTTTGTCGCAAACAAGGAGTAACAGACATTTCTTTTGAAGGGATAGCTGTTAAATTTGGCGAATTACCAAATAAAATGGCAGCAGCATCTGAGGAATCTGAAGAAGTACCTACGGATGCTTTATCCCCTGAGGAATTAATGTTCTATGCTGTAGAAAATGCGGGACAGACATGAAAATAAAGCCAGCAAAAAAAGCGCCTGAAAAGATAAAGATGAAAACAAGGCCTGATGATTCTAGGCCTGATTCTGTTCTAGCTGAATGGTGGAAAGCACCTACGCAAAATGAGCGAGCGGAACAGTTATGTAGTGCAGCTGCATATTTAAAAGAAAAGCAAACTTATAGAATACGGCAATTGGCAGTATCTGTAAGATTATATAGTGGTCTGTCAGTTTATTCTTATGCCGGTTCTAATGTTTCCAGGATGGACCGTAGTAGGACCTTACCCGATGATAGACCTAGCTTTAATATTATTGAAGCCTGTACCGATACCTTGGTTTCAAGGCTAACGCAAAATAAACCAGAACCAAAATTCCTTACTGATGGTGCAGATTATAGGCAAAGGCATTTAGCTCAAGAGCTAAACCAATTTATTCTGGGTGAATTCTATCAAACAAAAGCTTATGAAAAGGCGGCTAAGGTACTTAGAGATGGCTGCGTCATGGGCTCCGGTATTCTTAAGGTCTATAGAGGCGATGATGATAGAGTATGCGTAGATAGAGTTATGCCTACAGATCTCTATGTAGATGAGAATGATGCTTTAAATGGTGAACCCCAAACTATGTATCAGCTTAAGCTTATGGATCGAGATAAGCTTATGGCAAATAATCCAGAAGTTAGATCTATAATAGCCTCTACCCCTCATGCATATCCTGATAATGCGCCCGATACAGGCAGGACTACTTCAGATCAAGTGATGGTTGTTGAAGGTTGGAAGCTTGCATCAGGTCCTGATCCAGAAGCTCGCGGCTATATTCCAGGAAGGCATACTATTGCTACACTCAATGGTCTACTGTTAGATGAAGAATGGAATAAAACAAAATTTCCGTTCGTGGTCTTTAACTATGCTGAGCCTTTCTTAGGCTACTGGGGTAAAGGTTTAGGCGAAAGACTATTTGGTACACAGATCTCTATCAACCGAATTATGTACACTATTACTCGAGCTATTACTTTAGTAGGTGTTCCTAGGGTTTTTATAGAACAGGGAGCCAAAGTTGTTAAAGCACATAATAATAATGAAATTGGCGTCATTGTTACATACTCTGGTACAAAGCCCAGCTATGAGATCGCTCCATGTAATGCTCCGGAGCTTTACTCCGAGCGTGATAAACTCATTGAGTATGGCTTTAGGCAAGAAGGCATATCAAATATGCAAGCGACTGGTCAAAAACCGTCGGGATTAGATTCAGGGGAAGCCATACGTTCTTATGACGATATCAATTCAGATCGTTTTGCAGAAACTTCCAAAAAATATGAAAATATCTTTATCGAGCTAGCTTATCAAATCGTCGACGTAGCTATGGATATAGTTAAAGAGACTGGCAAATATCAAACTGTCTATCCTAATAAAGATGGTACGAAAGAGATAGATCTTCCTAAGATGGACTTCTTAAAGAATCCATTTGTAATCAAATGCTTTACAGAAAGCTCTCTGCCTAGAACCCCAGCTGGACGTATTGCCACTGTGACTGAACAAGTACAGGCTGGCATGCTTACTGTCAAAGAGGGCAGAAGGCTTATGAAATTTCCTGATCTCGAGGAAAATGAAAAGCTTGATAATGCTTCTGAAGAAAGAATATTCCAGGTCTTAGATAAGATTGTGGAAAAAGGGGAATATACTCCCCCAGATCCTTATATGGATTTACAGTTAGCTACTACTTTAGTAGTTCAATATATAAACCTTTATTTGGCAGCTAATTTGGAAGAAGAGAAAGCGGATTTATTACGTAAGTTCTTTATTCAAGTGCAGTCTCTTATTCAAGGATCACAGCCTGTTGTTCCGCCTGGGCCAGCGCCTACACCAACAGCTAGTCCTATGCCTGCACCAACATCTCCGCTTGTTCCAAATACTAATGCGCCAATGGCAGCTTAACTTTAAAGGATCTTAATGAAGATTACTCCTGTAGCATCAAACTCTATGCCTCCAATGGACATGCAAGGAAATATATCTCCTAGCCGTGTTGAATCAGTCCGTTCATTGACGATGAAGACAAATTCAACCCCATTGGAAGCTCCTCCACAGGAACAAGTTATTTCTCAAGATAATAGAAATGAATCTACAGCGCCTGTTGAAGCAACACAGCCGCTTAGTCCTCAACTAGCTCTACTTGCTAAACAACGTAGAGCCCTCCAAGTAAAAGAGAGGGAGCTTTCGACTAGAGAAAAGGCGCTTCGTGAGCAATCCGGAAATGCCACGATAGATGTAGCCAGATTGAAGTCAGAGCCTTTGAGTGTTTTGCTAGAAAATGGAGTTACATACGAACAACTCACTGAAGCCATCATGGCGAATCAAGGTAATTCGGAAGTCTATGCCTTAAAAAAGGAGATTGAATCTCTTAAACAAGGAATAGATCAAAAGTTTACCGAGAGGGACACTACAGCTGAAAAGCAAGTCTTAGCAGAAATGCAAAGAGAAGCTCAACAGCTTGCACAAAGTGATGACTATGAGTTGGTAAGGGAAACGCGTAGCGTTCCTACCGTTATGAACCTCATTGAGCGTACTTACAGAGAAACTGGAGAAGTTTTAGATGTTCAAGAGGCTCTAAAGCTTGTCGAGGATGAACTCTTTAGGGATGCTCAACGTCTAGCAAAAAGTAAGAAACTACAGAGTCAGATAAGCCCTGTGACTCAATTACAACCGCAGCAACGGCCAGGCATGAGAACGTTAACGAATAGAGACACTGCATCCGTACCAATGTCGGCTAAGCAAAGAGCTTTAGCTGCGTTTTACGGAAACTTAAAACGTTAAAGGAAAATTCTTATGGCTATAGCGCCTATTTATGCCAATAGCTCAAACCAGCTTGCGGCCTTAAAAGAACTTTATGCGGATGATAAAGATTACATGAAGAACGTCGTGTATTCTAAAAATCCATTTTTTGCCATGGTCCCAAAAAACGAAAGTCCTGACGGCTTTGCGGGTGAATAGCTTGCCCGAATCGCTATGTAATTAGGCGGTTAAGAATTGGTCAAAAACGGTGGATGCTGAGATGCAAATACCGTGCTAAATAGAAGGACTAAAAACCATCTATCAGTGTAACGAGTAGGGATTGAACCTGGTTTGACTCCAGAATAAAATATCCCCATGAGTGGCCGACATTCGTAAAGGATGAAAATGTACTCTGAACTTGAACGAAAAATATGCCCAACATGTAAAACGGAAAAATCGTTAGACCATTTTGGGAAAGATGCAACAACTGCGAAGGGCATTTCAAGTTGGTGCAAGCCATGTAAAAAACATTGGCGAGCATTGTGGAGAAAAGAAAATCCTGAAAAAGCAAAAGCTAAGGATTTTAAGGACGACTTGAAAAAGAATTACGGGATTATTCCCGAGCAGTATAACCAAATGTTTGAAGAACAAAATGGTTGTTGCGGGTGTTGTGGAAAAAGTCACGAAAACTTCAGAAGAGGTTTACACGTTGATCATCATCACAACACTGGCCAGGTAAGAGGACTTCTATGCACTCAATGTAATCCTGGGCTCGGATACTTTGAGGATTCCATAGAAAGACTTGAAATGGCAATAACATATTTGAGGAAGTTCAAGAAGTAGGGGATAAAGAGCCCTTACGGTAACAGATTGAAGTATATTCCAGTTCCTTTAGAGTATGGGAACCCACAAGGTCGATCACATACATTTGCTAATGCTCAAAATCAGCAGACTGCAAGTGATGTAGTGAGCTACTTTGTTTATGCTGTGCAGGATTATCAGTTAGTCACCATTACTAACCTGCTCATGGAACAGACCAAGAGCAATGCTGGCGCCTTTGTAGACGAAGCATCTCGTACTCTCGATAACGGGTTTAGAAACATTTCTAACAACATGGCCTTTGAGTTGTTCTACGGTGGAACAGCGTCTAGAGGTCAAATAAGCTCGGCAGGTGTTTCTTATAGTTCACCTACTTTAACTTTCACTCTTGCTAACCCACAGCAAGTTGTACAGTTTGAAGTTGGTATGACACTACAGGCTTCTTCTGCAGATGGTGGAGCAGCTGCACAGAATGTGTCAGGTACTATCGATGCTATACAGATCACATCTGTAAATCGTGGAACCGGCGCCATCTCTGGTACTGTAGTACAAGGTGCTCCACAATCTTCTTGGGCTGCAAGTTATTATTTACAGGTATTAGGTGATATCGGTATCGGTGGTTCTTCTACCATAGCTGGTATGTTAGGCCTTTCAGGCTTGGCTTCTTGGGTACCTAACGTAGATCCACCGTCAAATGATAACTTCTGGGGTGTGAATAGATCTGCAGATCCTACTCGTTTGGGAGGCCTTCGTTACAACGCTTCCAGTCAGAGTATTTCTGAAGGTTTAACAAACGCCTTAGCATTTGGTAACAGGGAAGGTGCATCTTTCGACCTTATCGTTATGGACTTTGTAAGCTATAGCACGCTCGTTAACGAGTTAGGTGCAAAAGTTCAATACGTCATGCTCGAGCACGATGAAGTTGAAGTAGCTTTCGAAGCGATTCACTTTCACTCGGCTTACGGCAAGATCCCTGTTTTAGCGGACCGCAGTTGCCAACCTCAAACAGCTTGGGCCCTCGATACGTCCACTTGGAAACTAAGGACGCTCGGAAAGGCACCGCACATTTTGACTTACGGCATGGAAGGCTTAGACGGTTTGCGTGTAGGAAATGCTGATGCGTTAGAGATCAGAATAGCCTACTACGGAAATCTTATATGCTCAGCCCCAGGTTATAATATGCAGGTGACTTTATCTGCATAACCTGTTAGGTGATTTAGGACATAAAATCTTTCGTTAATGGAGAAGCCTTGGTGAGAAATCACTGGGGCTTTTTCATTTCGTGAAGCTACCCATTTTCATTTATTATGAAGGCAAAAAATAATTTTTGCCATCCTGGCGGGCAAGTGGTCCAGAGCTACCCGCAGAGAAATCTCTGGTCAATTAAGGGGACAGCCTTATGTCAGTTGCACGCGGTTATGGCCTAAACGGCAAATCAGTTTATATGAACGTTGCTAAGCCTATGAATACTTTTATCCAGTTCACTGTTAACGCAGCAGATACTGGCGGTCTTGGCATCACATCTCTTAAGTCTAACGGTTTTGTTGAATCTGTATTCATGCATACGTCTCAGACCCCGGGTGCAGTGAATGGTTATACCAATCCTAACCCTGCTAGTGGTTATGCTTTTCTTAGATTCAAAAACAATTTCAACTATTGGCTTAGTGGGTACAGTGTTCAGTATCCTCCACTGACGAGCACAGGTACTACATCTGTCACAGCAAACAGCGTGTATGTTATTACAGCACTTGGAACAGCCACATTAGCTCAATGGCAAGCTGTAGGTTTGCCTGCAGGTCTAACTCCTGCCGTAGGTCAAGCTTTTATCGCCATTGCAAGTCAGTCCATCGGTGGCTCAGCTACTGTTGGGATTCCTGGGGTTCCTGTAGCTCCTATCGTAACAGTAGTAGGTAATCCAACAGCCTCTATTGCGAATTCAAACATTGCTCAAAATGCTGGCGCCCAATTAATGCTTCAATTTTCAAGCGTAAGCTCAACCTTTACAGGTTCTGCTCTCGCTGCACATAGCCATGCCTTACTTCTAAAGAATGCGGCCGTTTCTGATGGTGCGACTACACGTGTTAATGCAGGTACTAACTTACTCGGTGCTAATACCGGTTCTGACATTACAGTAGCAGGCGGTGGAGCTAATGGTGGGGTGCAGACTACTAGTGCTGGTACTCCTGCTGGTACGATTGCTAACGCCTATGCTGCAACCAACCCTGCAGATGGCACAGTCGTTTATCTACAAGTTTGTTATGACGGATCAACTGTAACAATAGATGGTATCTAACACGAAGAGATAAACATGGCAGTTCCATATCAGCCGCAGAATCTTACTGCAGAGCAGTCTGATGGTAATATTTTATTAACCTGGTCTGCTTCTTTAGATGCTACTGGCTATAAGATACAGCGTTCTATGGATGGTGTTAATTTTACTGATCTTGCTACCACAGGCGTGATGACGCAATATTTAGACTCTCTGCCTGGTATCGGGGTGATGTATTATTATCAAGTCGCCGGTACTAATACTTCTGGTACTTCGACTTATTCTTCCATTGTGCAAATGGTTGCAGCACCTCCAAGTGAAATGTCTTTGTATGAATTAAGGCTAAGAGCTCAACAGACTGCAGACCTGGTTAATTCTCAGTTTGTTCTTACCTCAGAGTGGAACGCGTTTATCAGGCTAGCCATGTATGAACTCTATGATCTTCTCATAGATAGTTACGAAGATCTTTTTGCTAGTGAATATGCCTTCATCAATACAAATGGGACGTTGCAAAGATACCCTTTACCAGATGGTGTAACAAACTATCTGGGGGGCACATATCCAAACACAGGATCAACAAATCCTGCAAAAGCATTTTATAAACTTGCTGGTATGGATTTAGGAATTAATACCAGCAACAATGCTTGGGTAACTCTTCAGAGATTTGATTTTATTGATAGAAATAAATACGTATACCCAAATAGTACAAGTACCATATATGGCGTGTATAACATGCGTTATCGCCTTATGGGAAATTATGTGAATATCATTCCTACACCTGCGGGAAATCAGCAAATTAGGATGTGGTATTCCCCAAGACTTCCAGGCCTTCTTCAAGACACAGATGTAACGACAATCGGCTACTCAGGATGGATCCGTTATCCAATAGTCAGGGCTGCTAAATATGCATTGGATAAGGAAGAATCAGATACTACAAAACTAGATGCAGAAATCTCTTATATGAAAATGAGAATAGAACAGGCGTCGCAAAATAGAGATGCTGGTATCCCAGATACAATTTCTGAGACTAGGCAAGATCCTCTTTATGGTGGGATGGGATTTGCTGGTGGCGGTGGAGCAAACGCAGGATGGTAAATGGCTCAACTAAGTACTAAATTACCATGGGAATTAGCACAGACAAAATGGGCTTCTACTTTGAATCCCATTCTTGCTATTCCATTTCTTAATGGCAATCTTATCAGCAATATTTCTTTAACTGCATCTACGCCACTTGTTATCAATCATCTTTTGCAAAGAACTCCACAAGGCTGGTTTCTTATAGATAATACTGCAAATGCTACTGTATGGCGGGCCGCTGCCATGAATAATTTAACGATAACTTTAGAAGCAAGCGCGAATACAAATATTTCATTTTGGGTATTTTAGATATGGCAAATACAACTCCTTCTCCAAATATGAGCATGCCTATACCAACTGTCTCGACAGATCCTGGCCCCGATTGGGCAAATAATATAAATGCTAGTTTGAATATTGTGGATAGGCATAATCATACAGCTGGCAGCGGAGTGCAAATAACACCTGCTGGTATCAATATAAATACCGATTTTGCTTTTAATAACAACAATGCAACTGCATTAAGAAGTGCGAGATTACAGGCCCAAGGGGCCCCTATCAGTGCATCTTCAGATCTCGGCTGCCTTTATCAATCTGGCGTTGATCTTTATTATAATGATGGTGATGGCAATCAAATAAGAATGACACAATCAGGATCTCCTTCAGGAGCTACTGGAACCATTACTGGACTTCCTTCCGGTACGGCTTCAGCCTCTTACTCTGCAGGAGTTTTTTCTTTTCAAAGTGCAACAGCTACACCTGCAGAAATGAATGTAGGATCTGTTGTTGTGGGGCAACAGGTCGCATCAGGATTTGGTGTGACTTTGAAAGCCAGTGGCAGCCAAGCGTCAAATTACAATGTTACACTTCCTGCAGCTCTACCGGGAACTGCAGGCTATATTCAGATGGACACAAGTGGGAACTTAACTATTCAAGGTGTTGTTGTTCCTGGAACCTCAAATGGTCTTGTTTCACTGAATGGATTGCCAGGGCATACATCCGGAAGTGCTATTTCTGCAGGTTATGTCGGAGAAGTGATATTCGGTCCAGGTGGTAGTACGCCTACAGATCCAGGCAGTGTTCATTTAACATCGTCTGCAAGTTGGGAAAATATTCAAAACGTTACACTATCTGCAGGCATTTGGCAGATCTTTACCGTTTTTCTCGTTATATCGGTTGATAATTCTACAAATTATACATCAGGATCTACACCTGCATGGAACGTTTCTGCAGGATCAGGAAGTGCAACCGGGGTTTATGGAGCAGGCGGTGGAGGTTTTACAGGTTTTGATTACAATGTAGTATTTGCTACAAACAGCCAGGATAATCTCCAAGCTGCATCTGGAACAGGAACAGTAGTTGTGAGACCAACGACTTCTACTACATATTATGTAAATGCTAATGTAACTTACACAGGAACAGCTCCTGTCTGCAAAGCGTCTATGACCGCTGTAAGGATTGCATGATATGTTAGCCAAACAAGCAGTTGATATATCTTTTGCTCAAGGCTTAGATACAAAAACAGATCCAAAAAGGATCCAGATGGGGAACTTCGTTTCCCTTGAAAATAGCGTTTTTATCAATGGCGGGCTTTTACAAAAAAGAAACGGTTATGCTTCTCTGGCATCCCTACCTGATACATCGTATTCATATCTTACAACACTTAATGGTAACTTGACTGCTATTGGTTCTAATATTGCGGCTTATAACAAAGGTATCTCATCTTGGATCTCTAAGGGAGATATACAACCCGTAAGCTTAAATACACTTGCTCTTATTAGAAATAACTATAACCAAACGTCATGTGATTCGGCTATCGCACCCAATGGTTTGGTTTGCACGGTCTATGAAGAAAATAATGGAACTGCCACCACTAATAAATATGTTATAGCCGATTCTATCACAGGGCAAAATGTCGTAGCTCCTACAGTTATTCCTGTGAACACTGGAACAGTCTCAGGAGGCATGAGGGTTTTTGTCTTAGGTAATAATTTTATTATTATCTTTACCAATACCATTTCTGCAACGGCGCATTTGCAATATATAGCTGTAAGCATAGTGAATCCTACCTTGGTAGGTAGCAATACAGACATTGCAGCAAGTTATGTATCATCGACAACGTTGTCATGGGACGCTTACGTATCAGGAATAAATTTATACATAGCATATAACACCACATCGGGCGGCCAGTCTGTTGTTGTAACTAGCTTGTCTAAGCAATTGACCCCTTCAGGATCACCTATCACATTTAGTGGTTATACAGCCACTATGATGAGTGTCACTGTAGATAGTACAGTAGCTATACCTTTGGTATATATCAGCTTCTATAACAGTGGTTCTAGCACAGGATTCACGGCAGCCGTCGATCAAAACCTTAATAAGGTTATGAACCCTGTAGAGATCATAGCTTCTGGAACCTATCTTAATATGACTTCAGCTGCACAGAATGGTGTGTGCTCCATTTTTGCTGAAGTGTCCAATCACTATTCATATGACAGTAGCGTTCCCTCAAATTATATAAATCTATTTCAAGTAAAGCCTTCATCTCTTTTTTATAAATCTATATTTTCATCTGGGGCAGGTACCATCACGGTTAGCAGTGCTACTGGGCTAACAAATGGCATGTATGTAGTTGATAACACCACAGCCTCTCATATATCAGCTGGCACTACTTTTACTGTGTCGGGAACAACTCTAACGCTATCTCAAAATACAGCAGGTAATTCTGCGGGCAGTCCTGGAGATACTTTAACTTTTGCCAGCGTTGCCAGCGCTGTAGTCTCTATAAGATCTATAGGCCTTGCATCTAAAGCTTTTATTAATAATGGTATTATTTATTATCTAGGTGCATATCAAAGTTCTTATCAACCCACTTATTTTCTTGTAAATGGCAGTACAAGTACAGCTGCTGCCCCTGTTCTAGTAGCGAAGCTAGCTTATCAAAATGGAGGAGGGTACCTCATAAACGGGCTACCCAATATAAGCATTAACGATGGTATTGCTTTTGTTCCTTATCTTTATAAGGATTTAATCCAAGCAGCAAATAAAGATACTAATGTTTCTTCAGGTACGCAGATAGCTGGTATTTATTCGCAAACAGGTATCAACCTTGCGTCGTTTGAACTAGGAACACAAGGACTTGATACAGCCGAGATTGCAAATGATCTTCATCTCTCAGGTGGATTCTTATGGGCTTACGATGGCTATGTTCCAGTCGAGCATAATTTCTTCTTATGGCCAGATAATGTGAAAGCTACCATACAGGCAGATCCTGCTCCTACAGCAACAACAACAAGCAGTTCACCCACTTTAACCAGCGTTTCATCTGTAGCAGGCATAGTAGTAGGAATGAGCGTAAGCGGTACAGGCATCCCTTCTGACACAACCGTGATAGGTATTGGCACAACTACTATCACTATGAGTAAAAACGCCACAGGATCTGGAAGTGGTGTTATTGTCACATTTACAGGCAATCAAACATCTCAACAGTATTATTATGAAGTCACCTATGAATGGTCTGACAATCAGGGAAATATCTATAGATCTGCTCCTAGTATTCCAGTAACAGCAACAACAACTTCTGGCAGCAGTTCCGTGGTCATTAATATACCTACCTTAAGACTTACAATGAAGACGGCAAATCCAGTTAAGGTGGTTATCTATAGGTGGTCTGTTGGCCAACAGATCTATTATCAAACCACAAGTTTGACTATACCTCTCTTAAACAGCACGACAACGGATTCAGTGCAATATATAGACATTAATACTGATGCTACTATCCTAGGTAATAATATCCTCTACACAACAGGCGGTGTTGCGGAAGATGTCAACGCTCCCGCAAGTAATCTCTTAACTCTTTTTGATACGCGCCTTTGGTTAGTAGACGCAGAAGATAAAAATCTACTTTGGTTTTCTAAGCAAGTCATTGAAGGAACACCTGTAGAGATGAGTGATCTCTTTACCGTCTATGTTCCACCAACAACATCTACTCAAGGCAGTACTGGGCCTATTACTAGTATAGCTCCTATGGACGACAAACTTATCATAGGTAAAGAAAATGCTTTTTTATATATCAATGGTACAGGACCTGATAATACTGGGGCTAATAATCAGTATAGTCAGCCTATATTTATTACTGCCACCGTAGGATGTACAAACCAAAAATCTATAGTCCTTATACCAAATGGCCTTATGTTCCAAAGCGATAAAGGTATTTGGCTTTTAGATCGAGGATTGAATACAACCTATATAGGCGCAGCTGTAGAAGCTTATACAAATGGAGCGCTTGTAAATAGCGCAGTCAACGTGCCAGAAACAAATCAAGTACGCTTTACTTTAAATACAGGCTTTACTTTGATGTATGATTATTATTATTCGCAATGGGGCGTATTTACTGGAGTGCCAGCAATAAGCTCATGCATCTATGAAGACATGCATACATTTATAGACAGTTATGGCGCTGCATATCAAGAATCCGAAGGACAGTATCTTGATGGTAGTAATCCTGTTCTTATGTCCTTTAAGACCGGGCCGCTAAGATTAGGTAATTTGCAAAATTATCAGCGAGCTTATTTCTTCTATCTTCTTGGAACCTATATATCACCACATAAATTACAAATTAAATTATATTACGATTATGAAACATCTCCTACTCAGAGTGTAATCATAAGCCCCATAAATTATAGCACTCCTTACGGATCTGGCAGTTCTCAAAGTCCTTATGGACAAGGAACACCTTATGGTGGACCTTCTAATCTAGAGAATTGGCGAGTGTTCCTCCAAAAGCAAAGGTGCATGGCGTTTGCGATAGAATTACAAGAAATCTTCGATTCTACTTATGGAACAACGGCAGGTGCAGGTTTGACATTATCAGGTTTAAATATAGTCATGGGAATGAAGCGAGCCTTTAGGCCACAAAATACGCAAACAAGCATTGGATAAAATATGCAAAGTTTATATGCGAAATATTTAACTGAAAGAACAAATGATCTTATCATAGAAACTGAACAAGGATTTGCCACCTATCGGTTCATTAATAAAACCCAAGTCTATATTATAGATATATATGTTCTTCCAGAATTTAGAAAACAAGGCTATGCAGCCAAGTTAGCAGATTTAATCTGTGAATGTGCAAAGGCATCAGGATGCAATGAGCTCATAGGATCTGTGAATTTGAATTGTAAACGAGCTAATGAAAGCATTCTTACACTTATTGCCTACGGCATGAAAGCCTTCTCGTCCATAGACAATGCAGTTATTTTTAGGAAGGATATATAATATGGGATCACTAGTCACTTCTGCCATGAATCCTCTTCTTAATATTAGCGGTGGTAATCCTCTAGCTACCCTATCACCATTAGCCAGCCTGCCACAGGTGAAAACAGCAATAAATAAGATACCAGGTACACCTCTAGGAGGTTTAGTTGGTGCAGCTGGAGGTGCTGGAGGCACAGGGTTTAAAAATGCAGGTGGTACTAATATAACTCCAGGTACTACTTCTGATCAAATACAGCAATCTTATGGTGGTGCACAAAATTCTCTTCAATCCCAACAAGCTTTATTAACCGCATTACAAAATCAAAATGCTTTAGCATACCAAAGAAATTCTACAAATGGTCTGCAGAATATAGCTGCAGATTTAACAGCTAACAATGCTATAGGCAATCAAGCTAGTGCTTACAATCAACAGCAAGCTCTAGCTAATTCCATGTATGGAGTGAATGGAGTTGGTAATCAACAGCAGTCTTATAATGCTCTTCAAGGATTAGCGGGCCAGCAACAAGGCCTTCTTAACCAATACCAAAATGTTGCAAATGGTACCGGCCCAAACCCTGCTCAAGCTATGTTAGCTCAACAAACAGGGCAAAATGTCGCAAATCAATCTGCAATGATGGCAGGGCAAAGAGGCGCTGCCTCTAACGTTGGCCTTTTGGCTAGACAAGCTGCACAGCAAGGGGCCGCTACACAACAACAAGCTGTTGGACAAGGTGCCACCATGCAGGCAAATCAACAGTTATCTGCGTTGCAAGCAATGCAAGGTCAACAGCAGGCCATCGGTCAAACACAAGGACAAGCTGCAAATATTGCGGCACAGCAAATTGGGCAAACGCAGAATCAACAACAAGCTTTGGCTGGTCAAGCCAATCAACAATTGGCAGCACAACAAGCAGCTCAACAGGCCTATGCAAATCAAGCTAATACATTTATGGGCCAACAGATTGGTGCAACAACTGCCAATACTCAAGCGCAGCAATCTGAACAACAATTGTTACAAAATGCGCTTTCTTCACAAAATCAGCAAAATGTATCTATGCAAGGAAACATCAACTCTGCAAATGCAGGCCTTGCTCAAACTCAGTTGGCAGGTCAGCAAAAAGTTGTCGGAGGTTTACTCAGTGGTGCAGGATCTGCCGTGGGTATGGCAGGAGCCAAAGGAGGTATGGTTGTTAGAACAGAGAAGTATGCTGATGGTGGCATGACGCAACAACCCTCCCCATATAATCCACCGACTATGTCAGACCCGGGTCCGCAAAGTTCTATCGGTAAATTTTTGAAAAGCTGGGCAGGTAATACAAATAATGTAAATCAACAAAACAGTGATCAAAATAATAATGCCACAATTGCTGGAGATAATGGTTTAGAAAAAGGTTCACAAGACTTTTCTAAAGCTATAGGTCAAAAATTGATGTCCTCATCTTCTCCAGCTGCCCCTGCTAGTCAAGGAACCGCTTTTGTAGGTCCTGATGCGCCAGCTATAGGTGAAGCTGCTGTTTTGGCTGCAGCAAAAGGTGGTATGGCTAAAAAGCATGATTATAGAAGTGGTGGGAATGTCAAAGCTAAGGATAAAAATGAGAAAGCTGTAAAAGCAGGCAATAGTTATGCTAATGATAAAATCCCTGCTCTTCTTTCCGAAGATGAAATTGTTATTCCAAGAGATATTACGCAAGGTAAAGATCCAGCAAAAGGTGCTGCTGATTTTGTCGCAAAAGTATTGGCTAAAAAAAGAGCGAGGGCATCATGATAAAGAAAGCTAAGAAGATGGCAGAAGGCGGAGAACCTGATACAGATATGGATAATTCTGTAAGTACATCTACATCTCCAAGTGATCAAGAAAACGTGCCTGTTGAAGCACAAGAAAGCGGAGAACCTGATACAGATTCTGCAGTTAATACAATGCCTGAGGTGCCACCACCTACTGATGCCACAGCACAAGCCAATCCTCAAGAAGCAGATAATCAAGCTGTTGGTGATACTAATCCCCAGCCACAAGAAGAAGCTCTACAACAAGCAAGCTTTAATAACGATGAGACACCTACAGTAGATGTAGTAGGCAATCTACCTCCTGCACAATATGCTTTGCAACGTACTGCTGAAGATCAACTTTTGCAAAAAGATATGGAAACGGGAAAAGTAAACCCAAAAACCTATAGTGATTTATTTGCAAATAAAAGCACTCTAGGAAAGATAGGAACTATCTTTGGTTTAATGCTATCAGGAGCGGGTTCAGGTCTTACAGGCCAACACAATATGCTTATGGAGATGATGAATAAAGAAATTGATCGAGATCTAGAATCGCAAAAGACAAACCAGGCAAATAAGCATAATTGGTATACTGCAGCTTTACAGCACGAAATGAACGCAGCACAAATAGCTACGCAGAACGCAGTTAATGCAAAGACGATGGCCGGGACATATAATGACACATTAGATGCAGCTATGAAAGAATATGGCGCTAAAGATATGGCAGGTGTTTTGCAAATGCCAGCTGTTACTCTCGCTCGTAACAGCATGAGAAATGCTTTCATTCAAACTCAACAAGATCATATCAACAGACTTGCGCCTGGACCTGCAAAAGATAATGCTCAAGGCCAGTTGAATAACTTAAAGTTAGCTGTCTATCAGAAAAATTCACAAGACAATATGGATTTAGCTAATAAAAGAGCTGCAGTTTATGCAGCAAATCCACACCCTTTAAATCCAAATAATCCAAAAAATCCAGAGTTTGCTATAGCAAATCCTATTAATCAGGATGCGATTAATAAAGCAATTACTATTGGTAAGATATCTCCAAATGCACCTAGCAATGTAGCCATATCTCAAAGCGAGATACCAATAGTTAATCAAGAAATTACAAATTTAAAATATAATAGAAATAATTATTCGGACTTGATGCGAAGGTTCAAGCGTCTTGAGGCTTTAAAATCTGCTGGTCAAGTGCCTGCTGCAGGGCTTGTTGGCTCTTTAGCTTCCAAAGCATTAACCGGGGTTGGTGCTCTTTTAGGAGGTACGATTGGAGCAGGCCTTGGACCGCTTGGTGCTGTTGGAGGTGCTGGAGTTGGTGCAGGCCTCGGCACTGGAGTTGGCTCTAGCCTTGGTGAGCATGGCCCTGGGGTTATTCAAGATACATTTGAAAGAGAAAGAAATACTCTTGTCAATGAGCTTATGGATAGGGTTGGGGTAAACAGATCTGAATCAGCTAAAGTAAATTTAATTAACTCTATGTTTCCAGCTTGGAATGATACGGATGATAGCTTAAAAAGCGCATGGGAAGCAGGGCAAGCATATTTTAGAGGCAATCCTGCTGAAGCAGCGCCTACGCTTTCAAGAATTCCAGGTGCTAAAACAGATTTTCCTAACATTCCATTTACTCCTTTAGTTAAACCTAAAAAAGAGAAGAAGAAATGAGTTATCTTCCCTGCATAAATGAGCAGTGTAAATCCTATGGCAAACCTCATCCTAATTGCCACTGTCATGAGGGTTTTGCTGAGGGAGGAAATGTTGGGCAATTTTGTTCGTCAAATAATGAACATAGCCCGATGTGTGAGCTTCATTCTCCTGGCATTGCGCCATCACATGCAGTGGCTGGTTATTTAGCGCAGAAAGGCTTAGCTGGCCTGATTAATTTAAGCAAAGAAGGCGATCCGCAAAAATATCATGCATCAATCATGGCTGGGCATAAGAATATTGATACAGCGGTGCACTCCTTGTTCGGGAGTAAAGAATACTCCCCAAAAGATAATACACAGGGCCGCAATGTAGCAAACAAATGGATGGAGGATGGCGGAGTCATAAACGATATTCAGCAAGCTAACTATGAACAAAATAGCCCACAAAATTTTGCAGAAGGTGGAAAGGTTGAGGACGAAAAGCATCTTACAAGTCCTATGATAGAGCAAAAATATCCTAGCCATAATATGCTTCTGCAAAGCAGCAAAGGAAATATTTCGCAATATCTAAATAGCCTTCGCCCGCAAAAGAATTCCCCTAAATTAGCTTTCGATCATGAGCCAGATGATACAGAGAAAAAAAGATCTTACGATAAAGCTCTTAATATCGCTGTTGATCCATTAAATATTATGCATGAGATTAAAAAGGGTTCATTAGAACAAGAACAAGTTAAACATTTTAATGGTCTATATCCTGAGTTAAATAGTCACTTACAAGATAAGTTAATGATGAGAATATCTGAAGCTCAATTGAAAGGTGAGAAGCCTAGCTATAAAGTTAGGCAAGCACTTAGCATGTTTATGGGGACTCCACTCTCAGGAGAGCTAACACCACAAGGCATACAAGCAGCACAATCAGTTTTTCAAAGTCCACAAGCTCCTCAACAACAAGGGCAAACTGTCACAAAAAATAAGAAGAATACTTCTCCTCTTACTAAATCAGATCAGGCATTCTTAAGCGCCTCTCAGACATTAGAAAAACGCCAGCAAAAAGTTTAATAAAGACTACCCATTTCCTTGTATATTAGAAGCAAGAGATCCTTGCTTTATATTAAGGAGATCCCTTTATGTCTGCACCGCTGACTCAGACCCAGCTACCCATGGATTCAATTCTAGATTTAAACGGAAAACAAACATATTTAGGTAATTCATTTGTCTTGCCAGCGACTGGAACTTCACTTACCGATACCAGTGAAACTCCAATGATCGTGATCAAAAACCCAGATGGTAGTGGAAAATCCCTCTTTATTTTTAATCGCACTATGGTGACCAACAACAACCCTGTTTTAGTGCGTTTCTATCTTAATCCGACTATCAATGTTGCGGGTTCTACAACTGCAGCCCTTAACTTACGTTCTGGATCGACAACGGCGAGCATCACTCTCTGTTATTTGGGAGCTACGATTACCTCAAATGGTACCCTTCTTACTGTGCTACCGGCAAGCTCTACGGGAACAAAATTCGAAGTACTTTATGTTCTTGATCAAGGTGCGACAATGCTGGTAACTGGGCAGCAGGCAGGCGCAGGAACAACTCTCGCTGTCTCTTCTAATGCGTGGTATGAAATATGAGTACAAGAACAGTATTAAGACCACATACTCTAACATCCATCGATATGTCTCAATCTTCAACTGCGTCCGATGTGACCATATTACAGGGATTATCTGTAGTGAATTATGCCGCCACTTGGTCTGGCACGTCACCTACAGGAACAATATCTTTACAGTTTAGCGATGATTATATTCCCTCCACTACAGGAAGCGGTACGGCTTTTAATGCTGGAACATGGAATACTGCGCCCATAGATGTAAGTGGTGCCATTCAGACATCCGCTGCAGTATCAGGCAATACAGGTAATGGCATGATAGAAGTACAAGTGACAGGTGCTTATGCAAGTCGCCTTCTTTATACGCGTTCAGGGGGTAGCGGAACTCTCACGATAACGGTAACAGGAAAGGTGACTTAAATGGCTACATTTTTTGCTAAATATCCTCCCACTGGAGTAGGCTCAGCGACTTTACAAACTGTACAAGGTGAAGGAACTGCCGGAACACCCACAGGTGGACTACTTACTATTCAAGGTGATCCATCTGGAACGCCAGTCCCCATATCAGGAAGTATTACAGCAAGCAACGCTTCTATTGGTGCAACTGGATCTGCAGTCCCTGCGGATGCTACTTATATTGGCGCGAGCGTAAGTGGCACTTTAACTGGTCTAACCGCTACCGCAAGTGGTCTTAATACTGTCATCAATGCAGCTATACCTGCTGGTACTAATATAATTGGTAAAGTTAGTATAGATCAGACTACCCCAGGCACAACTAATGGTGTGCAAGTAAATGCAGCTCTTCCTGCAGGCTCTAATACCATCGGTGCTGTAACACAAGCGTCGGGGCCATGGACGCAAAATGTCACTCAATTTGGTAGCAGTGCTGTAGTAACTGGGACAGGTAGCAGTGGTTCAGGTATTCCAAGGGTTACTGTCGCAAGTGATTCAAGCCTAGCTTCTGTCACTACTGTTTCCACGGTCACTACTGTTTCCACGGTCACTGCGGTCACAGCTATTACTAATCCTCTTCCTGCTGGTACAAATATACTTGGTAAAGTGGGCATAGACCAGACAACGCCAGGCACAACCAATGCAATTCAGGCAACAAGTGGCACCACAGCTGCGTGGCAAGCAGAAGGAAGTATTGCCTTTGGCTCTATTACGAATGCTTATCAAACAATCTTTACTCCTGCAGCGGGAACTAAGATTCTTTATATGAGAAATAATACTAATGCTTCTATCAGTGTGAGTATGGATGCGGGCACCACGCTTAATTTTGTTTTAGATGCAGGAGATCAGGTATCTACAGATCTTATAGCCAACGGTTTAAAATGCACCACATCTGCCATACAGATAAAATATACTTCCGGCGCCCCAGCTTCTGGAAGTTTTAGAGTGAATGGAGTAAGCTAATGAGCTCAATCATATCTAAACTTATTAACCTAGCTGGAAATATCACAGGCACCTTAGGCGTTGGTAATGGTGGAACAGGCACTACCACATCTACTGGGAGTGGTAGTGTTGTTCTTAGTACATCGCCGGTTTTAGTAACTCCTGCTTTGGGAGTGCCTGCTTCGGGAACTTTGACCAATTGCACGGGTTACCCCGCAGCAACGTCAACAACTGCTGGCACTGTTACTGTACAAGGCACAGGCACTGTTTCGACAACGTTTACATTTAATGGATCAGGTGGAACATCTGGTTCTATTACTATTAAATATACACGCGTTGGTGGGGTTGTGACTGGCTATATTCCTTTTGTCCTTGCTACATCCGGCACCGCTTCAACTCAATTTATTAGCAATACTGCCATATCAGATACATGGGCGCGTCCTACAACACAGCAATTTATGTATGCTGTTTCAACTAATAATAATACAAATCAGTCCGGCCTACTTGCTATTAATACTGATGGAACTTTTACTCTTTCTCGTGATGCGACGGGTGCTACTTGGCAAAACTCCACGAACAATTGCGGGCTTGGAGAAAATACTATTTTTTCGTACTACGTCGCATAAAAGTATAACTTTTTTTTAAAAGGGGTTTTTCAATGTCAGTTGATAACACGCAAAAAGTAGTGGCATCTGTTTCTGATCTAGTTATGGACATCGTGGCTATCGCGCAAGGAGGATTAAAAATAGGCTCTTTATCAAGAATATTTGCTTTGATAAATGATATTAAGAGCATTATAGAATCAGCTCCAGGCTCATTTCCAGAGCTTAAATCTATTGATGCTCATGATGCTGGCGTTCTTGGTGAGATGGCCTATAATGCCGTTTTTAAACTCATCAATGATTTGAAAAACTCTTCATTAATTAAACATGGATAACTCATTCATAGAATTAACTGGTAGTGCTATAGGGGGTACAACACTAGCAACCCTACTTGCTCGTGCTTTTATCTCCCGTAGCATGCAAGACTTAAAAGAAGCTGTACAAAAAATCGGCTCTTTGGAAGTAAAATTAGAAAACCTCACTGTAAGATTAGAAGAGCTATATAGATCACATCAACAATTTAGAGAACTAGACCGTAAAGTTGTTGCTATTGAAACAAAGATAAATGGTCGCTTTAATAAGCATTAGTCACATGAGTTTTACTAAAATCCCATGGATAGCGGTGGATCCTAAAGATAAAGAGAGATATCTTTCAATATTAGAAGGTTTATGCAAGCCCTATGGGATTAATTTCAGCATTATGGCAGCTATCTGTGAGCATGAATCCAGCTGGGATACATATGCTATTAAATTTGAGCCTAGATTTAAATATATAGAAACCCCAGGTAAATATGTGCACATAAATAATGACCTAGATACGGAGAAGAACCTACAAATGTGCAGCTGGGGAATTGGCCAAATAATGGGTGCCACAGCCAGAACTCTAGGCTTTAATGATTCTTTACTTAAGCTATTAAAACCAGAAATAGGTCTAGAATACGCATGCAAATACTTCAATAAAGTATGCAATCCCTATCCAACAGATGATAAGAAAATAGCAGCCTATAACCGCGGCAGCATCGCTTATACAAAGGATGGTAAGTTTGTTAATCAAAATTATGTCGACGCCGTTAATTTAATTATTAAAAAATATCGAAATCAAAACTAATATTAAAAATATCATAATCAGAAGTATCATCGCTACTATCCTCACTTTCAGACTCAATTTCGTCTATATCAATAAAATCCTCGAAAGTCTTTATTGTATAGATGATTCTGTCTTTATTCGAAGGCATATCAAAATCAAGGAGTTCTTTTTTATTCCAGAAAGAGCACTTTCCATAGATGCAATTTTTCTTAAACTTCTCTAACTGCTTTTTAGCCCGCTTTGTCGCATTGATTGAAGCTTTTACTTCGCATATTTCTACAAGCTCACCATGCTTATTAAGCACTAAAATATCTATCTCACCAAGGATAGAACTGGGCTTTGGTTTGCCTGGCTTTACTTGCTTTGAGTATTCAATATTTCTGTGGATTTTATACTTGCTGTTATAGTGTTCTAGATAGAATTCATAGGCTTTATCTTCGCAGAGTTGTCCTCTATCGGCGAATGATAGAAGCGGCCAAAGAAGGATAAGAGAAAATGACAAGGCTCTCATACATCACTCCCTGAGGGTTTACTTATGATGTATGAGTTACTGTCTCAAAGCTAGTAGATATTAGACGGGCTTAAAAATTTTCTCTTATGAAGAGATAGAGGCAAATAGGCCAGCAAACTATACCAAAGGTTAGGCACATGACAAAGGTGAGCTTGGCTATAAAATCACCTTCTAGCTCTTTTTTAATCATGTCATAGAAGATAATCAGAACCGAAATTGAGATAACCACGCCGGTATATAGCCAGAGTAGTAGGAATGATAAAATCATTGTCTACCTTTAAAAAAAACTTTTTCGCTAACATCACTTAAAAGACGATTTAGCATTTGATATTCCGATTCGGTTATCTCACTATCCGTTAAAAGCTTCTGAATATCATCTTTTCTAAGCAATGCCCTAAGCATTCCTAAATGCCATGCAAAGTCTGTCTCATGTCTTTCGTTCATAACATCTGCCGTCTACAAAGGGTTGCTATTAAGGTGGAATCTATCATTCCGTCATGAGGGTTTTTGCTTCTTATAGTGGGTAGAAATGATTGCTTTGGGTAAAGCCTTTGGACAACTTCTAAAGCTCTTTTCTTAGTGTCTTTATTCTTGTCTACTTTTGGTTGTTTAGTCCCTTTAAACATTTCTTTTTGCCACTCCCTAGGTGTGATTAATGTATAAGGAATACGCATGCAAATCATGAGAGCTTCGAGTTTTCCAGCATCATAGGCATAAGTGAAAAGTCCTGCTTTCCCGTCCCTACTAAACGCTTGTGCTTTCTCAATGTAAAAATGTTTTATAGATCCAAACTGGTCTTCCCAGTTTTCAAGAATATCTCTTAACTCTCTCACTTCAGGCAAAGGAATTGTATAAAGGTCTTTATGTGAAACTAGTGAAAGGCCGCCTTTTTTCCCAGGATCAATACCGCCGTGATATTCTATCATTCCTTGCTTTTTCCAACTCCGTCTAGTGCTTCTTGTATTGCTTCAATCATTTCTTTTTCTTCGCCTAAAAGAAATCTTTGATTATCACCTTCATTATTAGGATATATCTCCCAATATGGACCTGTGGCAAACCCCAAGTTATTGTAGCCGTCAAAATATATTGATATCCAATCATCTTTAAGAGTTTCTTTCTTTCGTACATGGAAACGTATAATAGCAGATACAGATGGCGGGATAATTCTAATCTCCCAATCTGGTGGGAAGGAAAGATAAGGTAGTTTCATTCTCCATTTATCTGTTTCAAAAACAGAGTCATAAAGAGAAGCAAGAAGACGGCTTCCTTTACGTATTTCCTGGCCTTCTTCACCAAAAATGATTTGTAACAGTTTTATTAATTTTCCGTTATCTGCATCCATTAAAATCTCTTCTCTAATAGATCTAATCCCATTCTTTCTCTATCGCCGTGATATTCAATCACCCTATTTCCTCTTCAATACCTGTTTTGATGAATTTAGCTAAACGCATTTTCATTCCAGTGTGCAACGCAGCATTTTCTACTTTTGGTTTAAGTTTAAGAGCAAATGCTTTATCTGAGTGTAAAGCAACCATATGAGTGCCATTTATATCAAATGCTATCATGCCTTCGCGTCCTTGAGAATCAACACTCAACCAACAATAAATTTCATTTATCTCCTTTTGATTTTCAAAGAAATTAAAACCACAAGTTTTACAGTGCTGTAAATTCCCAATATTTATTAAAGGTATTTCGCAGTTGGGGCAATTCATCTAGAACGTCTTCTCCAATAGATCATCATCCGATTCATGATTTATATCATCCTTAGGAAGCTCTTTTATAGATGGTTTTGATTTTACCTGATTATAAACATCTTTAATCACTTCTTTTGTAAACGGCTTGCCTTTAAGGAGGTCTATAAAGGATACTTTATCTTCATTATTATCAAATTGTATGTATGGTTCTAATTTTTCAAGTTGGTTAGTGGTATTAGAAAAAACTTCAGTTTTTTCAGATTCTATAGCAATAACCCTAGGTTTTGGGGCAACTATCTTTGGCTTCTTTGATCCATCTAGAGAAAATTTCTGAACGCTAGGAGGGGCTTGTTCTTCTTCACCAGTATCTTTATTTTTCCCCATAGCAGCATTGCCATCATCTTCACCTTCACCGTCCACGCTACCTACTAATGGGTTTAATGAATAGCGGCGTAAATATGAAATTGCAGAGCCAATAGAATGAGTGTCGTCCCTATTGGGTTTTATACTTAATTCGCTTTCTATCCATTGCCCACTTTTATGCATAATTCGAGAAATAAGATGTACACGGCCTTCCTCAAAACACGGCGTTTGAACAATAGCAAGACCATTTTTAGATAATGGACTACGAATAGCTTCCCATACATTCTCTAAAGTAGCATATTTACCGAAATGACTTTTACCTTCTTTTTTCGCGATTGACATTTCACCTTGTGCAGCTGCTAAAGCTGCAGCTAATTGATCAATTAGCTCGGATGTTCTCATTCTTTCTCCAGTTCTTCCAAAGCTTCATCAAGTATTTCTGCACCGTAAATATATTGTTTTTCACGGATCATTGCATCATTAACGATTTTAGCCGCTTTTGCGACATTAAGCAGCTTAGGTATTAACTCTCTAGCTGCTGCTATGAATTTAGCATCATTAATATGAAATCTATTCTCAGTATATTCTTGAGGTCCATCTAAGTAAGCCCGTTCATCTTCTTCATATGCTAAAAATATTTTCCAAGGTCCAGGCGTTGCCTCATTGCATAGCTTCTTTATCTCACCTAACTTCATGGCGTGGTCCATAGAAAATATAACATGGACGCCAAACCTCCAAATATAGACACCCATAAAATAAAAGAAGCCACTTGTTGGAATCTAACGCTTCTATTTTCAAGACAGATTAATAAGAATCCAAGCAGCATAAATATCATGAATGTTAATATTATTTTAAAAGGCATTATAAATTGTCCTCGATATCATCTTCATCTATTGAGACTACCTCGTTTAATTCAATTGCTTCAAGCTCAGCCTTATCATGAGAAGCATCATCGATCTGTGATTCAAGCTCACGCAATGCGCTATATAGAGCCTCTTTGACATTTCGGCCATAACCGAAGGTTTCGAGGTTAAAATTCCATCTAACTTTATCTTTAAAGACTTTCATTTCTTTTTCTTCTTTTCGTCTTCTTTAACATTCTTTTCTATATAGCCGACTAAAAATTCCCTAAAAAGGCAGGCAAGATTCGTGCCATTATTTTTAGCCGCTTTAATCGCCTTATCTCTTAATTTTGGATCTATTCTTACTGGATACATATGTGAAAGCTTCATGTCTACACCTCGTATATACGATTTCTATTGCATTTTTATAGAGAAAGCAATAGAAGATTAAAGCCTAGGCGTAGATCGCCGTAAACATTGGATTTTACTAAGTAATAAATAGGATGTATGAGTGTGAGATTATGAAGGTGAAAATGAAAAACCCCGATGCGTTAACATCAGGGATCCATCTTCCAAGAATGCAAACCAACACATGAATCATGAGTTAAATGTCGTCATTATGTTGCTTGTCTACGTACAGACTATATAATTCACTGCAATCCAAATATACAAGCAAAAAATGATTATTTCCTCATGGCTCTAAGAAAGAGATCATGAAAAATGAGTGACAAAAGACCATCCGCAAGACCGTTATATAAAGATATCTATGCAAAATTTGTCGGCCACACTGATCTATTAGGTTTCTATAGTATGATTCTCGCCGAAGTATGTTGGGGTGACTTCATAGTTCATAGCAAGAGAAAGAGCCAAGCCGCCAAAGAGGGTGAGTTCATCACCAACATGACCAACCTCACCAAGATGACCAACAAAAATCACAGAACAATTAAACGATATATCGCAATTCTGGTCGAAATGGGGCTCATTACCTTTGAGGAAAGGGGTAAACAAACATTAGTCATCACACATATGAATATCGCTATAAAGACCGCCGAAGAGGCTTCAAAACTATATCCCAAAGAACGCAGAGATAAGAAAAAAGATAACGAAAATGGTCCACGGACCAAATTGAAAGTGGATAACGGACCAGATTCGAAGTCACGAAAATGGTCCACGGACCAAATTGGGGCAATTCCCTCATCTATTGTAAAAGAAGAATTCTTAAAAGAAGAACTACTAAAAGAAGACCGGGATCAAGGAGTAGTTTTAGCGGATTTAAAATTCATTGAGGCTAATGAGATCCTGGAGGCATATAAGAAAAGGTTTATACTTAACGTAAACCACATAGAACGCTTCATTGAGAAATACAAAGAATCAAATAAAACCAAAGAGGAGTTATTGGAAGGGATTGAGATCCTATACGCAAATACCATTTTAAGAAGCACAACCACATCGCCCATGCGTTTATTCGAACTGAACGAGTATGTGTTGCCTATGGCAAAAGAAATCATAGGGCGGGCTAAAAGCGCCTTCTATAATTATGGCGAGAGAAATATAGCTATTAGCTCATTGTTGAATGATAAGAAGAATATAACATTCTTTGGCAATCAAGATAAAGCGACGAGGGTATATAACGAGCTTTGGGATAAGGTTATGTAAAAAATGAAAGCCAAGGAGGAAAATTTGACGAAACCCCCTTGGCTCCCAATTAAAGTAGATCCTATGTTTAGTTAACCTGACGTTGTGGGTCCTTGTCATAAGTGGTTAATAAACATAATTAAATTTCATATACCAGCTTATTTATTTTTGTAAAGGGGGAACAGGTGATGGAACTGGATAAAGGGACTAGCGAGAAGCATTTCATATCGATCTTATACAACTGGTTAGCTCACGGCGAAGATAATAAGATAGCTCAAGAGAGGATAGCAAGGATGGCACTGGACCTTCATAAAACGTATTGGCAACGATGCGAAATGGATATGAAAGAAAAAAAAGCAAATAATTCTTGATTCTTACCTCATAGACCTAGATACTATCTTTAATATAGTCAAGGCAATGCACTTGCCAGACTGTATGTGTAGAGTCAGGGGCTAGTTAGCATGAATGTTTTGTAGAAGTTTGGAAGCCGCCTTGTTCATAGATATCTATATCTAAATCACCTCCCGCGTTTGAACCCCACCATTAAAATCTTCATAGAACATGGCAGACTTTCGGCTTATGGTTTATGCATTTTCATTGTTTTTTTCTTCAGGATCATTTCCTTCATATTCATCTATCTTTTTCTCAATATAATGAAAACGATCATTAGAATTGTTTATTTTCTTATCTAACAGCAACATACTTAGTAAAAACATTGCTTCATCTTTGGTTAGATTAATATCTAGAGCGTTTAGAGCATAATTATCGACAGCGTTATAATCCTTAGTATTCTCCTCAAAATATTCACTAATAGCGCTGTCAGAAATTCCTTCAAAAACCTTCATTAAACGTTTCATAATCATCCTTTCGTTATTAATTAACTTATCGGCCTATTCGGCTGTAAACTTTATCTAACCCTAATCATCATTGTGCTTTTGCATAGTTATAAGCTTCGTTAATACCATAACCACATATGGTTAATTTTTTGCCTCCAATGCTCTAAGATGCTCAGGATCTACCGGCCATAGGTAACCAATTCGTCTTAAGTTAGACGCAAGCATTTCTAAAACATCACACGCGAA